TCCCACCAAAATCATGTCGTTCTATAAAAGTTCCTGTACTATAATTATCATCAATTGTATCATTATTATGAATTTTATATTGTCGTCCACGTACAAGGTTTTCTGGAGGAACACTAAGTGTAGGGTCGGGTTCCATACTATATCATTATATTTTAAAATTCTCTTAATAAAGATATGATAAAAACTAAAAATCATTTGGATCAATTGTATATTGGATGGATTTTTATAGCTTAATAAAAGTGCTAAAGTCCATACTAAATATTCCAAACATATTGTAAAACTGGATCCGGCAATAATGGTTTTTTATCTGTTCCTGGAACAGAAAATGGACAATCATAATTATTATTTAAAATATCACATGGATTACATGGTTCATTCAAAAAAGTAAACCCGGGAATTTTTTTATTCAACGTTTCATTAGGTATGTATTCTGAATCTTTGGCTTTAATAGAATACATACCCTTTCCAATAGAGTTACCGGATGCATCCATTTTACACATTACATCAAATGAACGTAATGATGACAATGTAACATTTCCATATTTTTTAGATAATTGTTGAATATAAATTTCTTCTGGTTCAGTTAATTTATCTACGTCAACGCCTTTTTCTACACAAACTTTTTTAAATTTATCGGTATAAGGCCATTTATCAGTAGATACATATGCATTAATACTTGATTCGGGAACATTTGCTTTTTCATAGGTGTCAATTTTGTTTTTTATAGCATCATCATTGATTGAACTTTTTCCTTTTAAATAATTTGTAAATGCTAGAATTGTTTGTGTACTATACGTCGAAGTAAGTGAAAATCCTTCTCGTTGTAGTAAAAGTAAAAGTACCATGAAAAATAAAAAAATTAAAATGATCATATAACTATAACGAATATTTAAAAAAATTGAAATGATTTTACTCCATTTATATTTACAACACACAAAAACATGGCGGTCACCATTTGCAAGTGCTCGGCGGTAAACTCCATCAACAAATTTAACATGTGCGTCGAATGCGAATCGTGCCACATGTACGGGTTTGTATGCACCGGCTGCATGGTTGAGTATCTGAACGGCCCATTTGCTACATGCGAACCTTGCAAAGAACAACACATTTACGATTCGGTTCCTAACATTCCTGAGCCCCCTAAACTAACATCGTGTGCTGTTAAAACGGCGCGTTTGTCGGATCGGTATTCAACATCGCGGACGCGGGCGTCAAAAACAGATCCTTATTTCGTCCATAAAAGGTGGAAGCGGCTACACGAGAAAGGCATTTCCAAGTTTCGTTCTATAAAGTACGCATAAAATACAAGTTTTCAAGATCTACAACCTCGGCTACAATTTTTTATATAGTTAATGATCCAACAACCTTTTTTGTAGGTACTACAATGACACTCACTTGTTTTACATCCAATGCTTTTTTTATTTCCGTTGTAAATTCAAATTGACTTGATATCAATACACTATAAGCACCATATCCTTTAGCCAAAGAAACAATATCTAAATTGGGTAAATCTAAACCAGGAACATTAGGTGTTTTTTCTAAAAGTGCAAATTCTTTTAAAATTCCATATTCATTATTTTGAAATACAATATAAATCACATGTGTTTTATGTTGAACACCCGTAAATAAAGATTGAAGTGAATATTGAAAAGATCCATCTCCTATTAAACAAATGACCGGTCTATTACGATTCATCATTTTTTCTCCAATAGATAACCCAATGGATGCAGGCATTGTCCATCCCAACCCACCCGATGCAAATGTATAAAACGTATCTGGTTTATCTATCCGAATGATATCTTGCATATAAGAAACAATAGAAGGACATTCTTCTGTTAATATAAAATCTTCTGGTAACTGCTTTTTTAATAATTGTAATGTCATGATTTGTGTAAAAGGAACCAATTCATCTTTCATATCAGGAGGAGGAGATCGTGTAGGTACTTTTTTATGTTTGTTTGTGATGTTAGGTGTGATATGTTCAAAAAATAATTTAGAATTGCATAATAAACTATCACCAATCGGTGCTTTAGCAATTACATCTGGATCATCCGACACCAATAATAAATTACTTTTTTCAGAAATATATTTTCCAGGAACATATGGATAATAACGAAATACGGGTGCTCCTACCACAATGATTAAATCATGATCTTTTATTTCTTCAAATAATCCTCGGATGGACGATTTTAATTGACCTTGATATAATGGATGTGTTTCTGGAAAAGGTGTTCTTTCAGTAAAAGGACCACTCCATACAGGAGCATTTACTTTTTCAGCAAATAAAATAGCTTCATTCCATGCATTACTTCTGGCAATATCAGAACCATAGATGATTACAGGATGAACGGAATTATTTATTTTAGTTGCAAATTCTTGACAAATGCGAGGATCCGGACTTTGTCGTTCTGATATTTTTCTCATGACAACACTTTTGGATGTTTTTTTAGCCCAATCATCCAAAGGTATAGATAAATATACTGGACCTTGTGGTTCTTGTACCGCGGTTGCATATGCTCGCATAAAAGAAGGCGGTACATCTTCAGCACAACATGGTTGATATGCCCATTTAACCCATGGTAAAGGTAACATGGTAGGTTCTATGTTAGTTAATAATGGTTCTAGTAACAACATGTTGCGTGTTTGATTTCCAGAAGTTAATATTAGAGGAGTTTTGTTTTGATAAGCAGTTAATATATTTCCCATTCCATTTCCAATACCTACACCTGTATGTACATTGACAATGACTGGTTTTCTTATACTTTGGGATATTCCATCCGCAATTCCAACTACACTGGCTTCTTGTAATGCCATGATATAAGTAAAATCTTTGGGAAAATTGGATAAAAATGTTTCTTCGGTTGAACCGGGATTACCACATATTACTTTGATTCCTAAATTTCTTAATAAATCATACGTTGTACTTTTAACTGTAGAAAATAGTTTAATAGTTTTATTTTTTTTATGTGATTTTATAGACATGTTATTTATAAATATAATTTTACTAAGTTCATAATTGGACATTTGATCATCTTTTTGTAAATTTTTATTTGAGTGTGCCTCACCTTGAGAGATGCGATGGAGGAAATTTTACAAGTTTTTAAAAAAAATATATATTTTTTTATAACAATATAAACATTATCTTACATACTTTTTTGAATGCGACGAATGTTATCCAATCATACTAAAAATGTGTCTGCCATGAACAGATCCTTATTTCGTTCATAAAAAGTGGAAGCGGCTACACGCGCAAAGCATTTCCGGGTTTCGTTCTATAAAGTACGCCTAAAAATACAAGTTTTCAAGTACAACCTCGGCTACAATTTTTTTTATAACAATTTTTTTTATATTTTATATTTAAAATGGAAGATTTTAGTATATTATTAGTAGTTTCATCTCTTATTTTTATTACTAATAGTTTATCTGCCTATTATAAAAATTATTTTTTTTATAGTATTTTATTTTTTTGTTTAACCATCACGTCAATCATCTTTCATTATCATACAACATTGTATACAAAAATCATGGATAAAATATTTATTTTAGCTATTGTTTTATATGGAGGACATTTATTATATAAAAAAACAAATATTAATAATCAATACCAGGTTTTTTTAATCATACTAACTTTTTTAACATCTATTTTTTTATTTTATTATGGTTATTGTGTAAATCAATATTGTTATCATCCTGATAAATGTATTTCTAATCGATATCATTGTATGCTTCATATACTAAGTTCACTTGGACATCATTGGATCATCTTTTTGTAAATTTTTCTTTGAATGACCTGGTTGAAAAAATGCGAGTTATGTATACTTATAAACAATGACATTTTATTTGATTTGGTAGTTGTGAAGTATTAAACATTTTGTAGTTTCCGCATGGACAAAAATAAATTTGAAATTGTGGATCTTTATGATGTTTTGACCAAAATAATAATGAGTTTATATTTTTTTTTTTACGAAAAGAATGTTTAATAATCTTCATAATATTCTTTTTTGTATTTCTTGCCTGTTTTTCAATCTTTGTATAAAACGCATAATCTTTGATGATGGAAATAAGTTCGCAAGGCAATGGCAATAGATGAAGAATATATTGTCGTTCCATTTTATTATTTATACTATAGATTTAATTCAATTTATTTGAATCCATACAAAAAAATGTATATGTAAATGTATTAATTTTATAATTTTGTATATTTATTTAATTTTATAATTTTGTATATTTATCACATCCTGCCGCATGCCGCAAAGTAGGTATATTTTTTTTCAACCAATCAAATCCAACGGCTTTTTCGCTCATGGCATACATATCTCCATTGGCCAATGGGACATGCATTCGGCTGCCCACCGGCTTTGAATTTTGAAACCATTGAAAATACAGGGGCACCTTTTCCGTTTCACCAAATCTAGCCGCAAATACCTTTTTTCGTTCTCCATCGCCGTGATATCCAATGCCGCATTTACTTGTATCATAATATATATTGGACTCACCCTTCAAATCTGTATCGCCCGTCCATTCGTGAATTTTTTCGCGAAGGCATTGCGTGTATGGAATGTCCTTCCATGGCACAATTGTACCTTTGCCATTTTCAAAATCCGCCGCTTGACCAACATCATCAAAACACAAATTCCATCGCGCGTGCTTATTGACTACCTTTCCTCGCATTTTGGCCTTTTTATCGGGCACAAGCGCATCGTGCTCGGCACAAAGCAATTCAATGTTGCCCGTAATATATTCATCTAAAATGTGCTGAACGCCTTGGCGAATCACGAGCACGCCGGCTTCCATTATATTTTCATAATGCATCTCATTCCATTCGTTGGCAATGTCAATCCATTCTGTGACTATGCCTTGGGCAGCAAGCGTTTGTCCAAGCGTCATCAATTGCTCACATGTATACCCGCGCTCATGCATCGTACCAAGCTGCTGCATCCGCGCATGATTTTCGGCAACATCCCCAAAAGTAATCGTGTAGGCCATATTTTGTTTTTTTCCGTAAAAAACAAAATGTCAGGTTTCATTTCAATTTATTATAAACGCGTTATTTTCGGGTTTTACGAAGTTTACGTTTACGTTTTGTTTTACCACCAAGTCCCCTTTTTCTTATATTAAATACAAAATAAATAGTACCATTATTAGGTATATCCGAATCATCTATGGTCAATCGATTATTTTTAATTTCTTTACCTTTATGTATTACTCTTAAAGCATGTTCTAATTTGGGGTTAGGTTGACCTGGGGTTGTAAGATGAGCTTTAATAAATTTTTTTACATCTTCAATCGTAGTTACGTATGGTTTTACAGGCATATCAAATCTTGCTGAAACGCCACCCAAAGGTGCTCCTTCTTGAATGATATGAAGTATAGATTCTTTGGCTTGTTCTTCTGGTAAAAGTAAATTGATGGATGGATCTAATAGTTTAATACATGTTCTTATACGATTCATATCAGGATTAGTTTTTGTTTCATATTGATGTTTTAAATATTCTATTATTTCAGCTGTTAATTCTGGAAATTCAAATGAATCAAAATCATACTCTTCTATTTGTTGTTCCCGGCGTTGAATCTGGGCAAGTATGTTTACATATCTGGTTACATTTTCGATAAACACTTGTATAGATTCACTTTTTGATTTATACATAGAAAATTTTGATATGATGTATTTTTTAATGTACGTTAAAATGGGTGTAGAAAATTTTGTAACACTAATTACATTTTTACCAATTCTATTTTCAATGAATAATTTACCACCACGATTCAGTAAATATTCAATCATATCATATAAACTTTCAGGATCATCGGTAAAATTTGAAATGTTATCTTTATTGGGAATATCAGTTCTACATAAAATGTGTAATATTGTATCCCCTTCACTATTTTGAGCATTAATGTCTGTACCAACGTCAATTAAATCTTGTATATTATTAATACTTGCTGCAAAAAATAAAGCCGTGTTACCTTCATCATCAAGCACATTTGGATCTACACCCTTATCTACAAATAATTTAAATATATTTTCGTCATTTTCATAATTAACATATTTGTGAGATAAGACATGAAATAATGGGCGTGGGGGGGGTGGAGGCAGCACCATCTGCGCACCTTCACGATTATCATCATTACAATTGATATTAACTTCAGCTCCATATTTTATTAAGACCAACATTTTTTGATAAATAATCATATTATCATCCATTTTAGAATTTACAATAAGATGATATACTGCTGTATTGCCGTTACCATCTTGATCATTAATTGTACTTGAATCAGTCTTTAATAATGTTTCAAGGTCATCCGCACTAAAATCATTGGATGTACATGCTTCTATTATTTTGTCATGTTGTGACATAATATATGTTATACAAAAAATATAAATTTTGTGTTTAATTTTACTTATTATTTATATATTTTGTATTTATGCTTCAATATAGGAAAAATAAAAATACGGAACAATTGTCTCAATTAGAAAAAATATTGGATGCTTCACAACTTCAAAATTATTTACCCTTGTACACTTTATTTTTTGAATTAAATGAAACCAATTGGAATTCTATCAATTTGGATCATTCTGTTCTTACTAATGTTGTTGAAAAAGAAGATGTGTTGTATTGTAACGACAAACCAATCTTTTTTAAATTTTCGCCATTGTTAGATCCTCTGAAATATTTAGTGGGAGCTTATGATACTTATGATTTTACGCTTCCTACATTAACAACAAGTCCGGTTGTTAAATTATCCGACACAAATAATTCATCCTATGTAGATGGATTTTTTACTTATTTAAGTGGAAAAACATTAGAACATGGATTTATACATGGCATACACTTTTATGGAAGTTATTTAGGAATTAAACACAAGTTTCATTACAACATTGAAGATGATTTAGAACATTTAGAAGACAATGAATATTTTCATAAACACCGAGGAAAATTATATGAATTAAATCGCGAATTTTCATTTTCTAATTCTACCAAATATAAACCACCACTTGTGGTAACAGACGAAGTTATTGAACTTGAACTTGACTCGTTGGACGATGACGGACAATCAACAGAAACGTTTTCCGTTTCAGATGATGGTATGAATTTAAATGCTGTTATACATAAATTTCCAGTTCATTTTGTTGCTATGGAAAAATACGAAGATACATTAGATTCTTTATTGTGTGACATTTCACCAGAAGAATTAAGTTCAGCATTGATGCAAATTATCATGACTCTTATTTTATATCAAAAAGTTTATAAATTTACACACAATGATCTTCATACAAATAATGTCATGTGGATGCCGACGGATCATGAATATTTATATTATCAATACAATAATAAATGTTACAAAGTACCAACATTTGGAAAATTGTATAAAATTATTGATTTTGGAAGAGCCATTTATACTTTTCAAAATAAATTATTTGTCTCGGATAGTTTTCATCCTGATGGTGATGCTGCGACACAATACAACACAGAACCTTATTTCAATACGGAAGAACCACGGGTAGACCCTAATTATAGTTTTGATTTATGTAGATTAGCCTGTTCTATTGTAGAAGGTGTCATGGATACTGAAGGCATTTATTCAGTCGTTCATGATTGGTGTTTGGATGATGAAGGATTGAGTGTTATGGAAACACCAGAAGGATTTGAACGTTATCCTGATTTTGAATTGTATCGTATGATTGCTTTATCTGTACATAAGCATACCCCTCAAGCTCAATTAGAACGCCCAGAATTTAAACAATATGAATCAACTATGGTTGAAAATGTAATGAATCTTGATACGTTTCAAATATTATCAAACATATAAAATATCAAATATAATATGATTAAAATATTATTTATTATATTTTGTATCATATTGATTGGAATAAATTTAAATACGCATAAAGAAACAACTATATGTAATAAACAATTAACAGACACTCAATATATAAATCATATGATACCGCATCATGAAGTTGCGGTTTACATGAGTGAAACCCATTTACATAATACAAAAAATCCAATAATTCTTAACATATTAAGAAATGTAATAAAAACTCAAAAATATGAAATAAATTTAATGAAAGATTCAAAAATAATGTATAACACGAATGATAAATTTAATGATGAAATGAGTAATGAAAACATTAAAATGGATCATTCATATACTTATACACAAGGCGATTTTACAAAACTAAACACACCTTATTTGAGTAACACATATTGCGACCCTAGTTTTTTTAATATGACTCATAATAAAAATTTACATAATATGACAGACGCTATGTATATCCAACATATGATACCACATCATCAGGTTGCGGTTGATATGAGTAAAAAAATATTAAACACAACAAAGAATGATTTTATTATTGATTTGGCATACAGAATAATTAGAAGTCAACAATCAGAAATCACTAATTTATATTACTTATCAAAATCAAAAAATATGTTTGAAAGTAATATTTTGTAAAAAATAAAACTTTATATTATGGGAAAATCAAGAATGATGGGTGCTGGTTTAGGAAGTTCTTCGCTATACAAAACAAATCCGAATGTAAATACATATGGTGGTAATAAGAAACAGGGGTTACCAGTAAGTGTTGGACTTGATCCATGGGCGGACCGAGCATCAAGAACTTTTTCTATTGGAATGAATCGTAATAAATTGTTTGTCATGAATCAATTAGGTGGTGTTGGTGTAGGAAGAAGTATGTTCAATGTTAACTATACAAATAAAGATGGTGTACGCAAAGCACCTTAAATAGGTTTAAAACAGCTACATCCTTCATAATCATAAATAATGGTCGTTTGTTTTCCATTGTCGTCAAATGTTTCAGAACCACCCGATTGATCACCATATCCCCAACGCGCACTACTTTTATAACATCCAAGGTATTGTAAAGAATTGGTTGTAAAATGTTTTTCGTAAGGCCATTTTCCTTCCGTTCTTGTTTTAAGTGCAAAAAAATATTGTTTTGTTGTATCAAACTCAATAAGTCTAAACACTTCAGTTTCCATATACATTTTTTTCAAAGAAAATGTTTATGTAGTTTAGCTTTATAAATAAGATATTTCATTCCAAGATAACGATAAGATTTAATTCCTTTTTTTTGAATTTCATTTAAATCAGCTACAAGTTTTCCACGAGTTATATCAGAGTAATGTACATAATATTTAGCTTTACCATATATACCTTCGGCCAATACAACACGTTCAATCGAATAAAGTGATCCCCATTTCATTTGATTGACTAGTTCTCTAATTTCAAGTTCTTCCTCCAGCGAATTGGTTGCCATGAACGAAAAACTATAGGGCGGCATTTTTTTTGAAATTACACATTTATAAATTTCAATTTAATACTTATGTCCGTTTACGTTTTGTTTTTCTACAATATTTAGTAGTACGTGGTTTATGACGGGTTACGTTTGAACATGGAGACGGACAATCTTTATTTTTTTTACAAATAATTTCAGGAAATGGTTCATGTTCTTTTTCAGGAATGATATCAGGTATTTTTACAATTTCTTTTTTAGAAAAAGGATTTACATCATGATAATGATAATTAATATTACATTCTTTGGCAATTTTTAATACTTTTTCTTTTGTAAAAAAATAAATAGTAGAATATTTTCCAAGAAATAAAAATTTAATAGACGACGTATGTATTACACCTTGATAATGAAGTGTGTCAGTTCCAATATCATGAACTGAAATAGAAGTATTTTTTTTTTCAGATGCGGAATCTTTACATATAAATGATTCAGTGTCCGCATCATATCCAACAATGGTAATGATATGTGCTACAAATGTACCATTACGATGCCCATTATACGAAAATCCAATATAATGTTTCATTTGTAAAAATAAAAGAATTAAATTCGCAAGAGATGTTTGTTTTGAATCTGTCAAAGGTGTTGTTGTTGTTAAGACGTCGGTGTATACGGATTTTTTTTTTGTTACAGGAAACGTTTTAAAATAATCCATTGCTGTATCTAGAATAT